GGCCACGGCATTTGTAGAATTTGAAGATAGAGCAGCGTCAGCAGGAGATGCGAATATGCCGTATACTTTAGCAGATGCAACAACAGAGGTTCAAACAGAAGCATTTTTGGCGGATCCAATAGGGGCTATATTGGATATAGATTTTGAAAAAGTTTTAAACCCTTCAGAATGGGGTAAAGATATGACAGATGATCAAAGAGAAAAAGCGCAGGAAGTAGTGATACCAGTTATCATAGCATCAAATATTATTGCCGCAGCAATGACAAGGAGGATATAATGAAAATAATCAAGGCTATATTTAAATATATTTGGGAAGTTATCAAAGAAAGCATTGCTCAGGTATTTACCCTACTAGGCTTCTTTATTGCATGGCTAACCCTTACGGGTTCAGCCCAGCAGGTTGTTGGGGTGGCTACGATAGCTGCCACTGCAATATGGCTATTAACAATCCCATTGAGAAAAGAAGACTAGGGTATAATAGAGACATGAAGAAATTAATTGCTATTGCCCTATCTGGGCTATTAATGCTACTATTATCAGGATGCTCGGTTCCGCAGGATAGATATAGATATCCATGTCAAGACCCAGCAAACTGGAAGAATGCAGAATGCAATCCACCAATTTGTGAATCTTCTGGCACATGCACAAAAGATTTAGTAGAAGGTTATGAGGAAGTTCAAAATGGCTAGAGTTCGTAGAAACCCTTCAGAGTTAGATGCTTTATTAAAATTTGTTTTAGGTATAACTCTTGGAAGTATTTTATTTTTAACATCGACAGGCATCCTATATGGATTGCTATTTGTTCAGCAACCATTAACTGGTCAATCTGAAAACGACAAGATGTTCTTTAACGTTTTGGGTAGCGTAGCAACCTTTATTACTGGAACTCTTGCTGGTCTTTTAATTGGTCAATCTGGTGCTAAAGATGTTATGTCAGCACAGTTAGCAAACAAAGAGATGGATGCCAAAAATACACAGGCAGACAAAAAATTAGAAGCAGAGATTGATGCTACAGCAGCACGTCTTGCAGCAAAGCCATCTGGTGCAATGCCAGAAGAACAGCCAATTGATACCGATTGGGATAAAGAATGAACCACGACCACCCTGTAATGACAGCAGGTTCTGGAATCACTGAGATGGAAACTATGTGGTTCTTAATGATAGTTATGTTTGGTTGGAATCTTTGGATGGCTTGGCAGCACAACAGATTAAGTAAAAAAGTTGACTGCTCTTGTAAGGAGAATAAGTAATGGCAGACCAAGGAACAGCAGCACGTTTAATTGAAGTTGCAACAGCAGAAATTGGAACTATTGAAGGTCCAAAAGATAACGAAACAAAGTACGGAGCATTTACAAAAGCTAACTTCCAACCATGGTGCGGAAGTTTTGTTAATTGGTGCGGGAACGAAAGTGGCGTAAAGATTCCTAATACTGTTTATACACCAGGCGGAGCAGCAGCATTTAAGAAAGCTGGAGCATGGATTGATGTTGACATCGCAGATCCAGAGCCAGGAGACATAGCCTATTTTGATTTTCCCTCAGACGGTGTCGATAGAATTTCTCACGTTGGAATTGTTGTTAAAGACAATGAAGACGGAACAGTTTGGTGCATTGAAGGAAACACTTCTTCAAATAAAAAGGGAAGCCAAAGAAATGGCGGAGAAGTTTGCAAGCAACTTCGTGCTTATAAGAAAAATAAAGCTGGTGTAATGATTTCAATTGTAGGATTTGGAAGACCAAAGTTTGGTGGCGCAGCAAAAACAGCGGCCAAGCCAGCAGCCAAGCCAACAGCAAAAGCGGCAGCGTCTAAGTCACAGAAGTGTCCTGCCTGCGGTAAGTAAATGAATACTTATGTTATTAAGCTAGAAGTAGAAGCTCAAATAGAAGCTTTTAGCGAAGATGACGCAAAAGATTACATCAATGATATCTTTGGTGTTGATGATGAAGTTAAAAACGTTAAAATATTAAGCGTTAAGGAGAAATGATGGCAAAAGAAGGATACAAACCAACCTCTGGAATGCAGTCTGCAGCACGTCGTGCTATTAAATTAAAAGAGCAGGGTAAGGCAAAAGGTGCTGGAACAATGGTTGGATGGACTCGTGCAGGACAACTATCTCGTGGAGAAACTTTAAGTCTATCAACAGTTAAGCGCATGTATTCATATTTTTCTCGTCATGAAGTAGATAAAAAAGGAAAAGATTGGGATAATGCAGAAAACCCATCAAATGGAAAGATCATGTGGTTAGCATGGGGCGGGGATGCAGGATTCTCTTGGTCTCGTAAGATAGTAGAAAGAGAGAAGAATATGAAGAAATCATTAACAACAAACGAATTAGTAGAAGAAATTAAAGATATTTTGGACGATGTAGTTAACCCAGCAGATACAGTGGTTGAGATTCCAGATGACGAAAATATTGCTAAAGCATTACGGGCGGAAATTACTAAAGAACAGCTTGGAATGGTAATTGAGCATCTTATGGAAGCAATTGAAGGAATGATTGAGGTTCCAGAAGAAGAATCTGATTCGCCTGAAATGGAAGATTCATATGGAATGTACGATACACGCCCAATTGAAAAATATGAGGACATGGAAGAAAAAGCAAAAGATAAATTTAAAGATGTAATTAAGCCTAGAAAAGGTGAGCCATCAAACAAAGAACTATATGCAAGAATTGTTTCTGAAGCTAAAAGAAAATTTGATACCTACCCTTCAGCCTATGCAAATGGTTGGGTTGTACAAGAATATAAGCGCCGTGGTGGGAAATATAATGTAAGCAAGTCAGAAGGCCAGGACGATGGCTTTGAAGAATCAGAAATTGAAGATAACTTTGAAAAGAAATATCAGGGTTGTGGTTGTGAGACATGCAAGAGATTAGATGTATCCTGTGAGAACTGCCCTGTGTGCCAAAAAAACGAAATGAATAAGTCTGAGATCTATAAGTCAGATAATGAGCAGGAAGATGCTTGGGACAACGATATGCAAAAATGTTGGACTGGATACAGACAAGATGGAATGAAAGAAAAGGGTGGCCGAATGGTACCAAATTGCGTTCCAGTAGAAAAAGCAGAAGATTTGACAGAGGCAGATATGGTAACAAAGTCATTCTGGGCTGGATCTTTTAACTTTAAAAAATAGCATAAAAATCAATTGACACAGCCGTAGTTATTCCTGTATAATAATACATAGGGATGCTACGGTTTAGTGTTTAGGAAAATATGTTAAATTTAAACCTCCGTGGTGCAGAAATATTTATAAATAGATCAAAGACAAAAACGCAGGAAGCTTTTTGGAACAATTATGAACTCATAATCTGGAAAAAAAATGCCAATGGATTTACTCATAAAAATGGCATGTTTAGAAATGAATGGGGATTGGCAGAAAAAATATCTGTCAATGAACAAGGGATCTGGAAGTTACCTAAAAAATATGTCAAATATTTTAAATGATTTAGGCATAGATGAAGATGACTTTGACTGGTGGCATCTAGCAGTATGTCGTGGAATGGATACTAATTTATTTTATGATAAATATGAATCCGATCCTAATATTGCAAAGAGCATAGACGAAGCCTGCTTGAGCTGTCCAGTAATTAAAATGTGCCATGAATCTGGCACACAAAACTCTGAGTATGGTATCTGGGGTGGAGTTTACCTAAATGCTGGTGCAACAGATAGAACTAGGAACTTACATAAAACTGTAGAAATATGGAAAAGGTTAAGGAGTAAAGGTGTTCATTGATAAGTCTAAGGACCACTTTAAACACGGAATTAACCAATGGACTGGTGATCCAAATAAGCCAGTATTTTATAACAATGAGATGGCACAAAAGGTAAAACAAATTAAAGTGCCAGTAACGGGATTACAAATGGATATATCAAAGTATCCAGATTTCTTGGCTATTATGCTGTATGAAGATAACTTTATACTTTTTGACGGGGTTAAAAAGGAAATGGTTATTGATTATGTTGGCAGAGTCAAGAAGGTAATTGAGTCATACGGAGTAAGATGCGAACTAATTGGAGTCCCAAGTGAAAGAGTATTATGACAGAGTGACTATAGTTTATATACATGAGGAATCTGTATATGGAACAGTTGAAAAAATGGGAGCGTTTGCTTCAAAAGTAAAGTACCAAAAGGATGGCATAGAGTATGTTGTCCTATTAGAAAATGACGAATTCGCTATTTTAGAGGAAATCGTATTTCAGCATTTTGAGGAAGAAAACTAATGGAAAAAATTCTATGTTATTCGTGCAATAAGAGTAAGAATCAACTGAATGCTAAGCGTTCAGCTTTGCTACCAATTAACTTGCTTATGTGCGAGACATGCATAACATCTAAATTTGAGCCACGCTGGGTTATTATAGTGGCAGGCAGATCAAATGGTGCAGACCATGTTAGGGATTTTGTGCTAAAAAAGCGATATGTTGGCAATGAAATATCAGCGTCTGAATTATTAGTTTAACATTCATATTCCTGTATAATAGACTATATAATGCCTATTGATACAACTACTATTATTATTTCAATTTCTGCTGCAATTTTAGGCGGATTTGGAACTGCAATTGTTAATGCGATATCCCAAGCAAAAAGGGAACAAACTAGAAAATTAGAAAGATATCAGGATCAGCTTAAACTAGAATTAAAAGATTTAAAGATTCAGCTCTATCAATTAGAAAAAGATCTTACTGAATGGAAAGATAAGTATTATTCTGCCATTCAGCAATTAATAGAAGTACGGGCGGAACTGGAAGAAACCTTAGTTAAATTGTCTATTATTCATATTGAGCATGAGCATGACAATGAAGAAGAGTAGACCTTCGAATTTATATTTAGTATACTAATAGTATGACTTGTATTGTGGCTATAGCTCAGAATGGAACTGTCTATATGGGTTCCGACCATGCCGCCTCAGATGATAAAAGCGGATGGGTCATGTCAAGAAAAGAGCCTAAAGTTTTTAAAGTTGGGCAATATGGAATAGCTTTTACTGATAGCTTTCGCATGGGACAGATTCTTCAATACAACTGGACTCCACCAAAATATACTCCAACCAAAACCAATTCTGGGCTAGATAAGTTTATGCGTACAAAGTTTGTAGACTCAGTTAAAGTTGCTTTTAAAGAGCATGGGTTCGGAGACATTGGCGGAACAGATGAAGATACAGGGGGCATATTTATAGTAGGGCTAGAAGGCAGAATATTTGTAGTAGACGAAGACTTTCATGTAGGTGAAAATGTAGTTAATTATATGGCGGAAGGCTCAGGTGGAATGTTTGCACTAGGAGCATTACATGCGACAAAGAACCAAAAGAATCCTAAAATGAGATTAAAACTAGCTTTAGAGGCAGCATCAGAATTTTCAATGAGCGTAGCCCCACCCTTTACATACATTCAGGTTTAGAGTATAATTAGATTATGAAGTGGCTTACTAGAATAGTTACAGTCTTCCTAGGCTTCGCATCAATTGGTGCGGTCAAGCAATTTTTTGACAAGTATACAGTGCTTGTTTTTGACAATGAAGATATTGGCGGGACCCAAGAATCTGAGGCTATGGATCTACGGGGTACCCCAACACACGCATGCATATGTGGCTCAGCAGTTTGGAACATAAAAGCCGTATTTGATAATTATGAAATAGCAACATACTTTTTAGACATGGAGTGTGCAGAATGCGGTAGTCTAGCAACTGCCCCAACTCCCCTTGATAGAGAAGGAATGGAAAATTGAGAAAATCAGAGCGATTAAGACTTCTAGAAATGGAATTATTACGCACACAATTTCAGATTGAATACTTGACAACTGCGGTAAATATGCTTTTGCAGGACGCTAAAGTCAAGGCACCAGAGATGGACGCTGGTAAGTGGTATAAAGCTAAGCTAGACAACAAGTAACTATTGACGGATACTTGTTCTTTTAGTAGAATAGAACACATGAACAAAAAAATAATCACGGCATTAATTGCCTTAACACTTATCGTACCTGCCACATCAAATGCGGCAAACCTGTCTAATAAGACACTAACACCGACTGTTGCAATTTTAGATACAGCATTGGACTCATCGCTTCCCATTTTTAATGGCCGAATTGCAAAAGAAGTTTGTATACTAGAATGGAACTCTTGCCCAAACGGTAAATCATTTATGGAGGGCCCAGGATCTGCAGGGCTTCCTTCAAGTATAATTGCAAAGAATGGCTTTAATCATGGCACACAAATGTCATCAATTTTCATTGCTAATAGTCCAAATGTTAACATAGTGTTTGTTAGAATTATTGGAAACACACCATCTGGAGAAAGACAATTAGCTAACGAGATTACAGTAGTAAATGCACTTGACTGGGTGTATAAGAATAAAGATGTTTTGAATATTCAGGCAGTTACAATGGCAATGGGACACCATAACCTAGGTCATGGAACAAGCTATTGCCCAAATACTCCAGCAACACAACTACGTTTAAAGAACTTTGTTTCTATTGGTCTTCCTGTATTTATTGCTGCTGGAAATGCTGGCGATTTAAAGAGAATCGACTGGCCTTCATGTATTGATGATTCAATTTCAGTTGGCGCAGCAACAGCTCAGGACGAGTTAGCAATCTACAGCAATTATGATGAAAACAAAATTGATTTTATTGCTCTAGGAAATACGGTTGCTTCTCAGCCAGTAACAGGCAAGCAGATTGGCGTACGAGGAACATCTGCTTCAACACAAATTGCAGCAGCAAACTGGTTGGCAGTTAAAAATGTTCGGCCAGGAATTTCTTACCAAGATCTATATGCACTTATGCGAAACAGTGCTATTCCAGCAAAAAGTACTAGCACAATCATTGCTAAGTTAATTAGTTATGACTCTGCAGTTAAATTTTTAAATGCTGAAGAAGCACGAAAGTCTGCAGAAGAAGCAGCAAAAGCAGCAGCACTGGCTGCAGCAAAAGCCGCTGCTATTGAATCTTTGATGAAAAAGCAGGAGCAAGAAATTATGCAAATACTAGAAAGATACAATGCTTCTGTATTAGAATTAACTAAAGCAAAAGATTCTTCTATCACAGCACTAAAGGCAACAATTGCAGCGGAGGTACTGAAGCTTGGCTAATATGACAGTGCTTGAAGGAATTGTTGAAGAGGTCGCACAAGAATTATATCAGAAGCTTTGGAATGCAATTCCAGCTGAAGAACAAACTGAAGATTCATCTAGAGCAATTGGATTAAACTCAAGAGAGACTACTCTTTTTGTAATTCAAAACTTTATGAATAAGTTTAATGCAGCAGCAGAAGAGCTAAAGGATCAAGAAGAGGTCTTGACACCTGAAGTACATATAGTAAAATAAGACTATGCAAACATTCTTACCAGAGGCGGACTTTCAAGATACTGCAAAGCACCTTGATCGTAAAAGATTAATTAAGCAAAGTGTTGAAAACTTACAGATTCTAAAATCTCTTTCAGGGATGTATGAGTCTGGAGCTTGGAAAAATCATCCAGCAGTCAAAATGTGGCGGGGACACGAAGATTGGTTGTTCCTGTACAATGAAGCCATCATTAGAGATATAATCCTACGTGGGTATAAGAATACAACTCACGCTCTCTTTGATGAGATTTATGAAGAGAACTTCTTGGGATTAGAGTCAGATAAACCTTGGTGGCTAGGAGATCACAAGGTTCATTACACTCACAAGGGAAGATTGTATGAAAAGGATCCAGAATTTTATTGGTTTTACCAAGAGTTTGCGGACTACCGTGAATTAGGGTATACTTGTTGCGAATCATGTAGTTACTTTTGGCCAACTCATGTGGAGGACAAGTGAATATAACCGATAATGATTTTGAGAAAACAATTAAAGAAAACGATCTTGTACTTGTAGATTTTTGGGCGGATTGGTGTGGACCATGTAAAAAGGTTTCTCCCATTCTAGATGAAATCTCAGAGGAGTTTGGATTAACTGTAGCTAAGCTAGACGTTGATGCAAATCCTTTAAAATCAGCAGAATATCAAGTTGGATCAATTCCAACAATGATTCTGTTTGAAAATGGAGTTCCAATGAAAACCATAATTGGAGCAAAACCAAAGCATCTGATGCTTAAAGAACTTGAAGAATGGTTATAATATTCTGTGATCACAATAGACACAGAGAAATTAAGGAGAATAAATTAAATGAACTCATTTAAGAAAATCGCTCTAGCCATGGTTGCAGCCATGACTTTGGGCACAATCGTAGCAACACCTGCAAGTGCTGCTGTAATGACAGTTGCTGTAGATCTTGCTGGAACGGCTAATACAACCGCTTCTGCAATTGCTACACCTGCATCATTACCAGTCCCTGCAGACAATTCAATTGACGCTGCTGATGCGCTTAAGTTCGTAGCAACAGTTGACACTGGAACATCAGTTTCAGTAGTTGCAACAAACGCAACAATTGTGTCTGCATTACACACATCTGCTGCACCAGTAGGGGCATCGTCAGGAACATCATCTTTGACAATTGCAACTGGTACAGGAACAACTGCAACATTCTGGGTCTACACAAAGACAACAGCAATTGGAACAGTTACAGTTACAAATCAAGGAACAACATTTACATATTATGTACAGGGACAAGCTGGTAAGATTAATAATCTAACGGTTTCCGCTCCATCAGCAGGCGCTGCTGGTACAAAGCAGGATATTCTAGTTACAGCTACAGACGTATTTGGAAACAAGGTTTCTGGTAAGTCACTTACTGCAACAGTATTTGCTGCAACAGCAGTCATGGATACAGCAACAGCAACAACTGGTGCTACTCTTTCAGATTTTGGAGTTGCAACATTTAAGGCAACACTTCCAGCAATTGGAAATCGTTCACTTATTATGTTTGCTCCAACAACTGCTGGCGATGCATCAACCGCTGATGTGGTTGGTCTAACTGTTCGCACACTTGCACCATTTGCAGAAATTGCAGTTCGTGATCTAGTATCAGAGCTTGCCGCACAAACTGCTGCTAAGGATGCAGCGATTGCTGCTAAGGATGCTGCAGATAAGGCTCTTGCTGATGCAAAGGTTGCTGCAGATAAGGCTCTTGCTGATGCAAAGGTTGCTGCAGATAAGGCTTTGGCTGATGCAAAGGCCGCTGCAGATGCTGCCCTTATTGCAGCAGTTAAGGTAGAGACAGATAAGGCTGCTGCTGCTAAGCTGGCATCAGATGCTGCTCTTGCTGCTAAGGATGCACAGATTGCTAAGATGACAGCAGATAATGCTGCTGCTCTCGCTGCTTTGAAGAAGTCGTTCAACGCACTTGCTACAAAGTGGAACAAGAAGAACCCAAAGGCTAAGGTTACCTTAGTTAAGTAATTAAATTACGGTGGGGCGGGATAAACTCCCGCCCCATTTACTTAAGAAGGAATTATGGGAAAACATTTAGATAAAATTCAAAAGGCTTTAGAGCAAAGAATTGCTGCAACACCTAACGGGGCTGGTTACAAAAAGCCTGGAAGTATGAATAAAAAGAAGACTGGCTATAGAGGACAAAAGGCCAAAGGTCCTAAATAATTAATGATAGATATTGATAGATGTGAGATGCCTGGTTGTGCAAATGAAGCAACTAGGATAACCACCAGTCAGACTAAATACATAAATATATGTGATAAGTGCTGGCACGACAAATACAAGTCTTAAACAGGTAAATGCTATAATAGATACATAGATGGCATTCTAGACCCATCTAAATAACAAACCTATAGGAGAAATAAAATGGACGGAATTAACACAGACGGATTCGCCAACACAGGCGAGCAATCAGGTTCAAACTCAATTGATGCAAAGTACGCACCAAACCCAGCTTCAGCATTCCCAGCAAAGGACATGTCACAGCAAGGTCCAGCAGGAACCACAAACAAGATGGTTCATACTGCAGCAGAGACATCAGCATTCGGCACAGGTAAGTAATTATGTGCGCTATGTGTGGATGCGGTTCAGAAGCATTCATGGGTGTAGAAATGCCTAATCAAAATGTATACGATGTAGGCGCAACTGGACTTGTTTCAAATCCAGAAATGTTTGGCACAGAAAGCGAAACATGGAATAGAGAAATGGATTTAAACGCTTAATGTCAGATATTAATGGAACAGGAATGGAAGCTCCTCCCAACCCTACACCATCAGGTGCAGTAACAAGTAGAGAAGCAACACGAAAGAACCCAAAGCAAGGATTTAGATCAGGTATTAAAGTAGATACAAACAAGCATGGTATTCGTAGAGAAACAAGCTTGGCACCAAAACCTCCAAAGAAAAATGGACGGAAGAAAGTATAATTGATTATCTTAATGACAGCCCACATTTAATTATGTGGGTTTTCATTATTTAAGGAGACATATGTCAAGATACATGGATAAAGATTGGTTATATCAACAGTATGTAGTTCAAGAAAGATCGGTGGGGGAGATATCAGAAGACCTAAAGGTGCCAAGAGAGAAGATAGTCCTATGGCTAGATGAACATAAGATCTATCGTAACTGGAAAAGACCAAATATAAAACCAATTAAGAAAAGTGCTTGACGTAGCCAATAACATTTAGTATCATTAAGATATGATTAAACCACTAGGAAATATTTTACTTGTTAAAAAGATTGAAAGTGCAGAAAAGACTACAAAAACAGGGTTAGTGATTTCAGCAGCATTTACAGATACGGGCCCAACCCAAGGCACAGTAATTGCCATTGGAAATGGTGAGGCTAACTATAAGGGAGATGTCATCCCAATTAATGATATTGATGTGGGAGATATAGTATTTTTCTCAGATCACGCAGGAACAGACATTGAAGACGAAGACGGAACAAAGTATATTCTTGTAAATTGCAAGAATGTTTTAGCTATTAAGGAGCAGTAATGTCAAATCCAACAGTAACAATTGTGGGTAGAATTGGACAAGACCCAGAGGCGGTAGGCTCAAATGGACTACGTTTGCGAGTGGCAACAAATGATCGTGTTAAGAACGATTCAACTGGTGAATGGGAAGACAAGAACACCTCATGGTGGACTGTAAAGGCCTGGAAGCGCCTTGCAGAGCAGTCTAAGGACGTTTTAAAGAAGGGTCAGGAAGTAATCATTGTAGGCAAGGTCTATGAAGAAAACTGGACTGATAGAGAAGGCACAAAGCGTACCTCTTATGAGATCAATGCTGAATCAATTGCAGTAACTACATTCAGCTTATCTAAGTCATCAAGCACACCAAGCGACGATCAGTTCCCATCATATAAGAAGTTTGCAGAAGTTCCATTCTAAATGAATAAGACAGGGGAGGTACCATTATAATGTGGTCATATGTATTAGCAGCCATCGGAGTTACTGGTATCTTCTTTGTTGGACGCAAGACAATATGGGGCTGGTTAATCCTATGTCTCAATGAGGTGCTATGGATTATTTATGCTATAACAACTAAACAATACGGATTTATATTTGCAGCAATAGCCTATGGCATTGTGTATGTTAAATCCTATCTCTTATGGAGACGGGAAGCGGAAAAGGTGTCCAGTAAAGATGAATAAGTACATATTTGTTTGCAAAGCTTGTGGTACAAAAATGACCTTTGAAACACATGTTTCAATGGGCTCATCCATAGGATGCGTTTGTGGCGGGTCAGCACGATGGATTGGATCTACAATTGAGCCAAGCATGTACGAGAATCAGGTGGACTTTGAGTAAGAAACTAACTATCCTTATACTATCATTCGTAGGCATAGGGGCTATTATCTACAACTATCTCATGCAGTTTAAAGACATGAGATTTAATTCATTTTATGATGATGATGAAAATGATGACTCATTTGATCGCAATTAGTGAAGCGAAAAAGTGCGGCGGGAGAGAGAAGACATGTTCAAAAACTTTCTAAATGGCATCATATGCAGATTTAAGGGCCATATCCTGACACAGGCAGGAACCTGCCCATTTACTGGATCAACTTATGATCTATGTACCAGATGTTTAATAATGATTCCAATTCAGGAGGCGGTTTAAAGATGAGCGAATATTTAATTCCTTCAGAGATTGAACTAACTGATGATGAAATTGCCATGCTGAGAAGCCATGGTATAACTGTATGGGAGGCAGATAAGATGTCTAAAGAAGAGCTTGAGTCTGCCTACAACTGGGCAATTGAGAATGGATACTAAAATGATTGATAGACTAGTTAACCTACTATTTTGGTGGACACCACTAAGACAGGCTATATTTGCAGAGGTTCATTTCTATGACCACATAGATGAAGTTATGAATGAGCCTACAACTAACCTTACCTGGGAAGAGGGCGGGAAGTGGTATGGATATACCTACAATGAGATGCATAAGATCTATCTATTTGATGATACAGGACATGAGAGCATGACTGATCTATGGGACTACCTATGGAATAGAGATATGGAGATGGGGCTAGGATACAAATGAAGCCATTTCTGATCATGCTCCTAGGGCTATTTATATTCCTCAACTACATGGCTTGGCTACAACAGCAAAACATGGGTCAATGACCCAAAGTGGGGCGGGAAGCCAAGAGATGACCTATACCTATGGATGGAAATGTATATGCAAATCAGAAATGGAGATGCATATATCTAAACTAAGATCTATACCTGAATGTCTACAATGTGGAGAGCTAATGTTTATGATGTACTCCATAGATCCAGATGGAGCTGTATGGATGAACAAGGCATTACTGCTTGATGAGCAAGAGATATAGCCTAGAATTTAATCAAGATAAGCTCCATACTCCTATATCCCCCCGCCCATAAACATGTCTTAAAACCCCCTTAGAAGCCCATTTTGACTGCATAGATATAAGGATCTATGAAATAAATTACTATTAATTAGTGTCAGGTTACTATCTATTTATCGACATAGAGATATATGTGTAATTGGGCAGCCTTTCCACATATCCCCACTTAATCCCATTTTGCTCCACATGTCCCCACATGCCTACATATTTCAGGGATTTTGTCAATACCCTCGTAAATATGCATATGTGCCCCCAATTTGTCAATAGAAATGTCGACAATTTGTGACAAAATTTGGGCAGATTCTGCATACATTCTGATTAATTTAATATACATTCTCTATGTTTCTATATAGATTTGTCGACAATTTGCTACAACTTTCAGGGATTTTTTTACATATGTCGTAAAAGGGAAAACCTGCCCTCATACCCACACATTTTGGACATGCAAAAAATCCACAAGATATAATTATCCTGTGGATCATTTGGGCAGTATGTGATTATTTAGGCAAAGATAGATTGTTGAATTGATACTTCTTTGTTATGCTTTGTATGGATTGATTGATTTCATTAGCAAGGAATAGTCCTTCTGATGTCCGCCCGTTTTCCCAATCGTTGCTATGTCGCTGGGCTTGGTATCTAATTGTTTTAACCATTAACTCAACAATGCGGTCAATGGTGTGGTATGGCTGGTCTGCTAGATAATGTGCAATGATTGATGAATTAAAGTAATGGTCGTCTGTTGCATTTGCTATCTGTTCTGCTAATTTGATTTCTGGAGTTTTCATAGTTCCGCCTTTCGTCTGTAGATTCTATCACAATAGGGAAGGGGTGGCAAGCACGTACTCAGCCACCCCTTCGATCTATGGTTGTTACTTGGCCTTGTTGACCTTTGGCTCTGCAGTAAATGTTACGCCCTTAGCTACTGCCTCTTGTAGTGCTACCTTGGCTGCTCCTGAGAAACGGCCACGAGCTCCTACTGTAATGCCCTGCTGCTTTAGATATTCACGCTTTGTTGTCATTTGTTATCCCCTTTCAAGAGATTGATTTGTATTTATTATATCAACTATTTACGAATTTGTAAATAGGTTCCAGCCGATATTTAATTGTGTTCGTAAGATGATTTTTCCGCCCCTACGAAATTTGTTCTACCCTATCTCTAATTAGTTTACTAATGATATTATGGGCTTCAATGTTCTCAGTCTCGCTGCCACCCCACAATAGCTTTTGGGCCTTGTTTAATTGATCATTGATGTACTCGTCACTCATCTTCATCTTCTTCCTCCTCTTCCATATCAGGGTCTACGATGTAGTCCCGATTCATCATCCATTCAAGAACTTCTTCTTGGTGTTGCTCTGCGCCCCACTCTAAGGAGAATCCCTGGCCTGCCTCTACAGCCTCACACAGGTGGCCCCACATGTCGTCCATGGTTACCTTTGCCTTGTAGTTGTCATCCTTTAAGATGTTGTCGATTGTAGACCAGGTCCACAGCCATACCATGGAGAGCCCAAGGTCGGTGGAATCCAAGATCTCTAGGCAAGCATTTAACTTATCTTTATCTTCAGGTTTCATTACTCTCCTCCTACTACATTGATTGGGTCAAATTCAAACACTTCTTCTTCCTTCGCATATAGTTCTTGCTCTTCATCATTTAGATATACATCTACTGGTTCAATTACATTGTCTTGCTCTATTAGATTCCATTTATCTGTAGTTAGTTTGTCAGCAAGGTCATATGCCTCATATGAATCCTTTGCTTCCAACTCTACCCAATACATCATCATCTTTTCACCTAGCACTCTAAATGTTGGCATTACAGGTGACCGTCCTTTCTATTCTCTGTGCGAATTCCAATCGCAAATGATAGGTCGTATGTTAGTTTATATAGAGCAGTCAAGGAGTCAAGGAAGCCTTCACAGTATTTGCGTTCCATGGAATCCATTGCCGAGCCTGACTCTTCTTCAATTTCTTGGGCCTTCTCTAATTCTTTTTCCCAAATAAGCATAAGGTTCTTTAGTTCCCCATGCATGATGTCTAATCCGTCAATATCATAATTGACCATGCGTTGCAAATGGGGCGGGAGCCCAATGTCTTCATTATTCATTGTTATACCTTTCGTTAGAAGAGTTCATTATATCAGTCGCCACTGACAATAAATGCTTGGTAGCATAAATTTGTCCCTCAATATCTACTACATGAATAGATGCTGGATTTTCTTCAAGGTCTTGTTCAAGACTAATTAGATGAAGCTTCATATATTCTAGGAAGTAAGATGATTTAGTCAAAATAACCCTCCGCCCATAGTCCCTTTAAGAATTCATCTGCCTTGTCTAATCCAGCATGAATCTTTATTTGTGTACTTGGGACGGACTTCTTAGAAAGCACAACAGCCCTAATCATTTCATCTAAATCATCTACTGTATAACCTAGCATTCAATTGCCTCCATATATTTAATCATAGTATTAAGTGTTATATGAATGTGACAATCACAATCATCTGATGTATCTCTGTCGTCAAAATGGATTAAGTTGTCATCATAGATATAATCAATTAGTTCTTGGGTGGTAATCATAGTAAGAATTCATCTCCTTCAATATACCCGTAGTATTCATTATATGATTGTTTTAAGTTATCAGGAGCAAATTGCATAAATCTCCATTCTGCATATGCTGAGCCTTCATCTAAATTAGCATTGTTCCATTGCTCAAAGAGATGTTGCTCAATATCTACTTGAATTGCTCCAAGAATGTGCTCTCCAACTGTATCTGTAAATGCTTCCATTTTATTCCTTTCGTTATGTGATTATTATATATTAAGGGACTGACAAATGGAATAGATTTCCTATGTGATCCCGCCCACATTGCAGCAAAGCTGCTAAATTTTCAGGGGTTTTTATATTGATCTCGTAAGAAGATTATGGTACCCTCCTTCTTTGAGGGCATATAAAAAATCCCCCAGATCTTACCTGGAGGATTTAATATAAGGCTGCTAGGTACCAACGAAAGTAAAAACCTGCTTTATTTAACCCCTGGCCGAATGACTATAGAGGCACCTTTACTTATTTAAACTAATGCTGGTGAATGCTTCTTAACAAAACTATCAAGAGACATATCAAACATTGGTGTGTCTAACATTCCACGGACCTTGTACTCTGTCGACTCTGACCATGGCGCCTCCTCATGAAGGCTAAACGTTTGCGTGCTCCAATCAATTAATGGAATTTTATGTTCGTTATCAGAAATTGAATTGACTGAAAGGCCCCAGCCTGTTTCTGATTTCCAATCATCCCCAACCAATTGTGAAATACAAATTCGTGTTGCATATGATTCATCTGCCCAGCGTGCCCGTGCTTTGTCTACAGCATCCGCTAGTTTTGCTAGCATGTTATGTCCTGCCCAGTGCCCGTACAGTACAATTGTTTCACCGTTTGACTGTCTGAATGCAAAGTTTGCTCTGTCTCCCATTATAGTTCCGCCTCTTCTAATGTAGGTACTTCTTCGGTCTTATTTAATTCTATCATTTCATATGCGACTTTGTCTAGAGCCGCCTCAAACTTATTCTTATGGTGACCACAGAAATATAGTTCACCTTCAACTAGTTTAATTAACCACATAGCTTGTGCAGAATCTCCGCATTTATCGCAAGCAATCCATTTATTTAAATCTTCAGTCATAGGTTTCCGCCTTCAATCATGTCTGCTAGTTTATCTAATAACCACGAATCGATATCCATGATGTCAATCTCACGCAACTTCTCTGTGATTTCCTCACGAGCCCAGCGTGCCCCATCATTGAATCCATCTTGGTATGTGTCGCCCATTTTAATCTCTCCTATATCCTGTTGGTTCTGAATCGCTTTCATGAATTAGTTCTAAGTTATGCTTTTCACGAAGTCGTGTTACTTTCTCAATACTACCAGTTCCAATGTTGAATGTCAACGACTCCATTGCCTCTGGATCTAAACCAATTAACTCTGCATCCCAGATGGCCCTCGCAAAGGCCACCTGGTTTGGAGCGGTAAGTTCAAAGTACATTAGCCTACCTCAACTCTATCTACAGTTGATGATAGATATGTAATTGGTTCATCATATGATACTGTGTCAAAGTCTGTTTCATGAATTGCATTGATAGCAGACTCCTCGTCACGGGCATTGACTGTAACTGAATACTCAACTGTTACTGTCAACTCAAATTCATTTGTTAGTTCAAAACCGCAGATGCTTGCAATCTCTTCGGCTTGATATTCTGTAATAGAATCATCATCAAGGCCCTCTAAGGTGAAGATCTTCATATCATCACGCAACTTATTTAATGTTCCTGCAGTTGCGTAGTCACGTTGTGTGACACGTTGAATCTGCTCTTCAAGTTGCTGAATGCGTGCTTTGTTTTGTACTAACTGTGACTCAAGAAACTCTCGTGTCATGTAGTGGTTATCTGTTGTTGTTTCCATTTTTTCCTCTTTCGTTTGGTTAGTTGTTGGTAGTGTAGCATGCTCCACTGACAATAATGTGGTCTTACGGCCACAAGGACATGTTAGCTCTGTCACACCAGATGGGAACCCAAACCCATCTGATGATGTTAGTTCGATTAAAGAATCACATTCATTTGGGTCACAAACAAATGTATATTTAGATGAGACTAGGTCTGTCATGATTCATACCCACACTTCTGGCATGTCTCTACACCCTTTTCATCATCATAGATTAAACAATCAGTCTCATCACATTCACGACATATATTGTCATACTCTGATTCTGATATAACTACACCACGAAGAATTTCTAGTTCCCCACCCCAGCCTGTTTCTTCCTCATATGATAAAGTAAATAGTAAGTCAGGGTATTGTGCAGACAGTTTAGTTAATGCACCCATTGGGCGAGACCAAGCGGTATTAAAGTTGTAGTGAACGACATGGTTATCACCATTAGCGGTATCCTCGACTGTAGTATCAGGATAAGTATTATCTACAGATACGGCTACATCCCATTTAGTTCCCCACTCACGGATATTAAAGTTATACCAATCATTAGTAAGACACTTCATTGCTTCTTGAATTGGGAGGGAATGGTCAGGCTGAGAAAGATATACTTCTTCAGTAATTCCTGCATCTACATAATTATAGATATTATGAAATGCAAAGATAGGCTCTGCATATAGAGTATTCTTCTTCATGAATGTATTCTTACTTACATCCCATGAATCATGTAGTTGAGTAAATGGCTTATTTAATTGAGCCATCATTTTCTTTACAGAATCAGGATTACCTTCTACAGTTAATCCGTTATATACCCAGTTTGGCATATTTATATCCTTTCGTTGGTGATATGTCAGAATTATAGCGGATGCCACTGACAAATGTCAACGGATTTTCAGGGGTTTTTTAAAATCTTTCGTAACAAGATTTCCCCGCCTTCAATATTGGGGGCGCTGCATTATTATGCAGCGCTTTGCATATTTACAACTAGCAGCTAGATCGCAATAAAAAATGTGAGCAGTTTTAAATCATGCTCAGGATTTTTATTTATTAAAACGCAGAAACTAATTTCTTAATTTTATTTTTTTCTGCGGTAAGAACAGGGTCAAATCCTGATGCACCCGCAATAAGTGATTCAGAATTTCCTCGTGATGTGCGATAGTAATCTAGACGTTCAGTAAGCGCATTAAATGCACCCCACTTTGTTCCCTTGATTGTCGCATTGGTTGGTGAGTTATGATACAAATCATCAAGCAACACGACTTTGTTTTCCCACTTCTTCAATGCACCCTTAGAATCCTTTTCAGGCTTTGGGTAGATTGTCTGAATCAACTTTGAGAATTCTGCATCAGTAATTGATTGATTGAACATTGCTTGTGCTTCCTTCTCAAATTCATCAAAGTATCCGAGAGCAAGACCGAGAGTCTCACGGGCAACTTGAATTCGTCCTTCAACTGATTGTGTATGACGAATCTTGAAAGATTGCTTTGCATTACGCATTGCAAGGTTAAGAGTGTTTTGGCATACAACACGAACAGGAGTAACAGCAGCCTGAACAGCAACTGACCCGTCATGAGATGTCCAAACAATTAAATAAAGTTTTGTCTCGTCATTTGCACCTTGTGGGTCAAGCACCATTGTGCGGGGAATGTCCACAGTACCAAAAACAACTTTACCGCTACGCAATGAGCCAGCAGATTCCCAAAAGCAATTTGGGTCTGCATCATGAATTGCATCAGCAAATGCAAACAATTCTTCATTCTGCACTGGCTTGTAACGCTTACCAACAGTAGCAAGAACATCAGTTCCGCCGTTGAATGGATTGTCACGCAGTACAAGAGATGCGGTAGAAACATCATTCCATGATTCTGGAATGTGCTCAGTGATTGGAGATAGACGAACATTCCAATTAGACAACTTTGCTTCATCAAGCATTGTTTGTGTTGTAACTTCTTCATCTTGATTAAAGATGCGATTTGCTAATCCATGCCATGCTGGTTTTCCACGCAGAGCAAAAGCAACTTCGCCGTTTTCAGTTTCTAGATTATGAGCCATAATTTATTTCCTTTCGATTGGTTAATAAACTGAGTATAACATAGGGGTCTGACATTAACAAGATTAGGCAGTCATTTGTCGACAATTATTGTGTGATCAATCTCACATTTTTTCAGGGGATTGTGGATAACCTTCTTAAACCTGTGGATAACCCCGCAGTATTGGGGGCAGCTTAGGAAGATGGGGCGGGACAAGATCCCGCCCCAAGCCTTATGCTATGTGCAACTCTTTAGAAGTCAGTTGCTTTGTTTTGCTATTTACCTTATTAACGATGTCCTCGTTAATAAACATTGCAGTTGTCTTCTTTTTCTTTAGCGTATCAACAACGTATGCATTTACTTTGCCATTAAAGCGGCGAATGTTAGAGAATACTAATTCAGTTAAGTATTCTTTATCTACACCCTGTTCAGAATAGATTGTTAAATCGTTTGCTTTGTTTGCGTCATAGATTTCTATTCTAAAACGATTACGCATTTTATTTCCTTTGTTAGTAGGGACACCCGAAGGTGTGAGCAGTTTTAGTTGTCATGCTCAGGACATTTTCCTTATTAGGAATTATAGATAACGAGCAACCGCATTGTATGTGGAAGTATTTACTACTTCCTCATCTGTCATCTTGAGAATACGAATTGCGTTTTCGATTTCTTGCTTTTGCTCTAGGTATGTGTGACGACCCATCTGCTCAAAGTCACGCTCAGGCTCTGCTGGCAGTTCTGATTGTGTAACTGTCAAATCAAAGTCAATGTTGAGAGTGTTATTCCAAGCACGATAGTTGGTACGGAAGTTTTCTGCCTTCTTGATGTTAGAAACGGCATAGGCAGTAATTTCCTTCTGCCACTTTTCCATAGCCTTCTTGTACTTTGCTTCGTTTGTTTCTTGATTAGCATAGTTGGCGTTAAGTTCTACTAACTTTGCCTCAAGTGCCTTGATTACCTTTGGTGTTGCGATTTTTACTGAGATTGCTTTTCCTCTAGCCATTTGTTTCCTCTTTCGTTAGTTGGTTTGGTTAATTGTATTATAGCGGAGGGGTCTGACATTTCTGCGACCCCTCCACTTCCTTATACTAGGGCTTCGTTGCTAACTGTTGTCCAACGAGTTTCCTTTGTTGGCATTTCCAGTAGCACACGCACCGAGCCAGATGCGTTAGGAATAATCTCCTTGATTACTCCAGTTTTCTTTGACTTAAGAGTGGTGAATAAATCGCCAACCTTGTAAGTGTATCCATTTACTGTCATTTTGCTTCCTTTCTGTTTAGGGTGTTATTGTATCATTAGGGTCTGACATTTATCAAGCCCCTGGGGTGTGATAAGCATCACAAGTATTCTGTTAGGTCGCCGTCCATAATTTCATACAGCTCTAGACCTTCTGAGTCTGCAATAGCCTCCCATAGATCCATTTCGTTAAAGTCTCCATCAGGGTGTCTTTCGGATAAGATAGAATAAAGATTGTCCATTAGTATTCCTCCTCTGGTAGCCAAGCGTTTAAGTGGTGTGCATCAACAATTGCGGATGCGGGTGCAGTAACCTGTCCACGCCATAACACGCCTTCAGGTAAAGCAATTTCACGATTGTAGTCCTCATCATAGAAAGCATCAATTGCTTCTATGCAAGGCTCAACCATAGAAAGCGGAACGGGTGGATAGTGATTACCTTGCAAGTGATAACCAAGAGCAACCTCTAAATCTAATTCATTAGATAAATCTAGCGCAGTGTTGTATCCCATTTATTCTGCCACCTTTACGATAGCCCAAGAGCCACCTTTGTTGATGTTTTCCAATACTGGACCGATTGCTGGAAGTACGAATTCACGAAGTGCAGACTCTAGCATTAGGACCTGTGAAGTTTTGTCTAATTGTAAAAGACGGGCACCTGTTGGATTTGTTTCGTCTACTTCTGTGACGAATTTAAGTGTGTGTTCGATTGCTACCATTTGTTTATTACCTTTCGTTTGGTTGATAGTGGAATTGTAGCATGGTCCACTGACAAATAGATAAACACGCCCAATGTTTATCTATTTTATTTTGTGATAAACCTCACAATTTCAGGGGTATTTTGGTACTTGACTTAAACTATGTTTTGCCCCCACGAATTTGGGGGCAGCTGCATACTTATGCATCATTCTGCATGTTTATTTTTATGTTTGATCTTGCGTGTGTATTTTTTTTTATTGCGTACAGGTTGCGCCGCATTACTGCGACGCAATTCCTGTATGCGTTTTACTTTATCTCGAAGTAAAGTTTGGAACATTGTACCCACACGCTTCATGAAATCGCTTTACATCAAATCGGTCATTATCTTTCGCAAACATTTCAGCAAAATCATTTACAATTTTAGAAAATAAAGCGGGGTGCGATTTATCGCTTGCATACTTTAGAATTTCTGCGGTTGCTACATAGTCTTTTCGTGTCATCATTTAATTGTTACCTTTCCCATGCGGTCAATTACTTTTGTGTACATTTTGCCTGTTGGCATTGATAGGTTAATAGTTGAGTATTCGTTAGCAAATCCAACATCAGTAAATTTAGCAAATGCGGTAAATGCTTCCAATGCATCATCATAGTCGCCACTCCAGCGAACAGAATTTCCGTCATAGGATAAAGTAATCTTATACATCTTAGTAATCTCCAATTTCGTCAGTTACGCAATCGCATGGCTCTACATCATAGGAGTTTTCATCTCCCCAAAAAATTGCACCAAAACCCATGCAATCATCACACACAATGACGGAGATAGTTCCCTCATCTAATACATCTAAGAAGTTTCCCATTTATAGTTTTCCTTTCGTTTGTTTGTTTAAGTTATTGTATCAGTTAGCACTGACAAATTGTGTGAGGATTCTTACTTACGACATTGGGCGAGGACTTCCCCTAAACTGCCCCTGTTTCGATCCCCGTTAAATCTTTACTGCCAAATAACGATAAGTATCTTTGAGGTTTAGCGGTGCTGAATAATGAGGTCGCACCTGTACTTTATAAGTATCGCAATCTGCATACCAGACATCATCAGACTTTTCTGCGTCAATGATTTCTCCAGTTAAAGACTTTGAGCGATAGGTTTTTCCTACAAGTAGGCTTTCGATTGTATAGACATTTGCTGACATGGTGTCCGCCTTTCGTTTGTTGATAAGAGTATTGTACCAAAACCCACTGACATAAACTAATTACTAGCCAGTAATTCCAAATATTGAGACGCTCAAGTCATGTGATAAATCTCACAAAATTTCAGGGGTTTTCCACAGGTCTACTTAAGTTATCCACAGCCCCCACATCTTTGGGGGCAGCTGCCGACTTTGTCAAGTCCACACGCCACTTTTATTTAATTATCTTGCAAAGTTTCTAAAATAATTTTCACATCTTTTTCGTTAAGCAAAACTTGAGATGCACCCCAAAGATACGCAAGCCAATTATCGCCATGCTTTTCTTTCGCAAGAGATGCGACATCTTTTAACAAATCTGTATTCATTTATTTACCTCCAACTTATACATAAAATTCCACGCCTCACGGCATAACACAATGCTTTCGCAATTATCGCAACAGATAACACCATGCTGATTTAATTCTAAATCATACATGTCAATAGATGCAGATGCGTTACCGCATACTGATTTTACAGATACATAAGTGCTCATAGATAAAGTCCTTCCGTTGAGCGGTCTAATTCCCAATACATCTTTTCTTCTTGCCAGTCAAAGTAGTGACTATCGCATAGATTAGATGGGTTTACAGAATAACAATTTATTCCGTTTTCAATAGCGTGACAAGTATCGCACATAAAGTTTTCCTTTCGTTGATTAACGAAAGCCTATCACAATACACCGACAAATCCTAATCCATTTGGTGTGAGTTTCGTCACAAATTTCAAGGGTGTTTATCCACAATGTCTTAATCACCCCTGTGGATAACGCCCACAAAAGATGGGGGCGGTCTCCCTGAATTGTCAAGGAGACACGCCGCTATTCTTCTAGACTATCTTGATAATCTAAAAGGCCTTGATGGTACATAACAGGATCACAATTAAAAAGAATTTCAGAGGCGGTGAAAGTAGCGTATCCAATCTTTACGGGTGAATAGCATTCATCTAACATAGCGTCGTAGCTTTCTTTTATCTCTAATTCTTTCTCGAAATCTGTTTTCATTTATTTACCTCTTTAGTAGCGATTAAATACGCTAAGCCAAAACCTACCATGGCACACAATAGGACTACCATTTATCTAACCTCATTCTATAAATCTTATAAACAACAGTAATAAAAACGGCGGTGGCAATAGTATGCCAAGGTAGATAGATAGCCCCTAAGAAACTATCTAACTCCATGCCATAGTCATTAATACGAAACACTAATCCGCTAATACTCATTACTTATCTCCAAACATGTTAAAGACCTCATCTAGTTGTTCATCTGTTAGGTGGTCAATCTGTATAGCCTTAACAAATCCGAACACATCTTCTTCTTCTGCCATTAGTTGCTCGTACATCTCTTCTTCTTGTAGGTGTGCATACATGTCGCTTACATCTGCCTGAATTGTATCCCATTTAGTCATTTATTATTCTCCTACCTTGATAGACATTACATTAGCGGTGAACTTCTTAACCTTGCCTAATTCGCTAGCGTTAAGAGATTGGATTAGGTGGTCAATCGCTTTAGGGTCATGCGCCACATTGTCAATAGAGATTAGTTTAGAGCCTTGCCAAATTGAGTAAGTGATAGTCATTGTCTGTTCTTCTTTCGTTAGTAGGTTATAGTAGGAATTGTAGCGGATAGGGCTGACAAATGGTAGCGACACGCTCTTAGTTAGAGTGTGATTTAGAACACCATGTCTGGTGTATTGCTAGGTATCTGCACTCTGAGCAGATAGCGTCTCCTAGTCTTGCTAGTAGTTGCTCTCTAGTTTCTAGAGAGTTTCTGTTTTCATGTATTGAGTTCATTTAGAACTCCTTTCTTTTATTTATCTAATACCTTTACTCTACATGGGGGGTCTGACAAAAATCTAATCGAAATTCGGACATTAAGGACATTTATAAAAATAATCGCAAAAAAGCATGTGATAAGGGTCACTTATGGGGGCACTAACTAGACAATTCGGACATTTTTAATGTGTGTATCATACATAATAAAATCCTATTAACATTTTCTAAAATGTGAAAGCTATTGACCTGCAAAAATATCTCATGTTACAATTGGAAAGGTTTCGGGGGTTACACTAAGAACTCAATATGCCAGATGTAATGCATAGCGATCTTGGTAAACTTTCTTCTACTTTCCTTTAAGTTAAAAAAAAGGGGGGTAGGGGGGGTTTGCTAAAAATCTAATTTCCAGATGAAGTATTAAAAAAAATATTATATTAACATTATATAAATCTAATATCCTAGTTGACTAAAATATATAGGGGGAATTATGAGAAAGCTTTATATAGATCAAATAGCTAGACGGATCACAGATAGAAAATATTCTACGAAAACGTATTATAGTTCAGATATTGATCAAGCAACGGCGGCAATGCAATGGTTCATAGATTACCTTGATGTAGAATTACAAAGATGCGATAATGTAGAAGATGGCAAATGTGACATTGAATGGAAGCATGAAGATTGTGAAAGAATTTCAAGAATAATTAAAGACTTGAAAACTAGTTGACTAGGATATAAATAATGGCTACAAAAAAAGCGGGAAAAGAAGTAGAAAACACCACTTGCTACACATATAAAGTTGAAATGTTAATTCAAGTCCTTGCTAAGGATGAACCAACAGCTTTGGATCAATTAGAAAAATCTGGTGGCTATGTTACAGATAGACAAGTTACTCTAATGGATTCTGTTGCTTTATATAATGGAGAAAAGGGATAACTTTTTATCTCCCGCCCTTTTAAGGGTGGATGTATACCGAAGGTAACAAATAACCCTGTTAGGGCCTTAAAACCCTCTCAGGGTATTTTTATGGGGTATTACAGGAAATGGGTAAGATGTGGAAATGGGGTCTCTTCTCGCCGAAGCACTTTTTTCGCACTAATTGCACTATATGACCGATATGTCCTATATTATATGCATATATAGCAAGAAACCCAATCAGAGGCGGATCCGATTGGGTTCTCATATCTTGCGATATATGTGCGTAGGAACATGTGGGATGCTACAACTACGCACAATTCAATTGTAAAATAGCTTTTATTCTAAGTCAACTGTTTTTAGAATAAAGTTTGCTGCCCGTCTTCTTCTGTTGGAGCAGAGTATGATGGGGCGGGTCCAAGAAGGTACCCTTCCTCATGATATGAAACCATCTTAGATACATCCTCTGGCCCAACTAGTTTATTTGCAATAATTGTCAATAGGTCATATATACGGTGAAGCATAATATAGTTAACCATTGGTAGGTTATCTTCTAATGCTGATGATTTTTCTTCATTTTTCATCTGGTCTACCTAAGTCTTCCCAAAATTTTTCCCGCCCCATATTATCAATAGGAATAATTGGGGTGCTGTTGCATTGGCAGTCTTTATCACATGTCATCTTGGACCTTCTTCATAGTCTTTATAATCTCATCATAAAAACCAAATCCTATAAACTTTTTATATTCACAAGATAGGCAATACAAGTATACCTCGTCTTCATTTGTCTGATTAGGAAGAAGAAGACCTTGATCTAGTGGGCAAACCAGTCTAGGAACAAGGCCTTCTTCAGAAAGTGCTATGTATTGAGATACTTGCTGTATCCTACGCATTTTCTCCTACTTCAAGGTAGTTGGGAATTTAGTATAAAATTCCTTCGCTCTTGGGGTTAAACCCTTCCAAGCTGACCAATTTGTACCGCCCTTGGTCATATAGTACGTTATCTCTGCGTTTATTACTGGATCAAATAATAGTACATTTGATCTCAGGTCAAATTTTTCTTTACGAGCAACACCAAGGTTTCCCAACATGTTGATCTGAAAAATTCCATAGGAACTGTCTCCAGTATTCCTGTTGCCATTATATGCTAGTGGGCGTCCATTGGACTCCGTCTTTGCAATGGCCCAAGCCGTTTTAAGGGCTTTGCCTTCAAAACCTACTGCTGACAGTAGTTCTTTCAGTTCAATGTCTGAAAGCATTTCCGAAGGCTTATAAACAGTATTGCTGTACTTCTCTAAGGTTTCTTGCTTAAGTTGTACTTCTGTCTTTGGTTCTACTTTTAAAGCTTGAGCGGGGATCACTGTATTGTTTGTAAATAGGAATAATGTTATCATTACTACTACAGTCGTACTGTGAGCAAAATCGCTTAGCTTTTGCTTTATATTCTCCATTGGCATTTCCTCCTTTAGAGATAACGAACTATAATCTTAACATTGTCAGTAAGTTACTGTCAAGTCAGTTGACCAGAAAGATATTATGGATATTTCATTTTCTACGCCAATAAGTAACCTAAAAACTTCAAATGGTTACGGTCATGCTGCGTCTAGAATAGTAGATTCATTAAAAAGATTAGGTCATAATGTACCATTTCAAGACGCAAGGGCGGATGTTCAATTAAATTTTTCTCAGCCTGTTTACTATAAGTTACACAGAAATCAATATCAAATTAGTTATACTCCATGGGAGTCAACAGTTGTCCCAAAAGAATGGTTTGAGTATTTAGACGCATGTAATGAAATATGGACAACTTCAGATTGGTGCAAAGAAGTTTTTGAAGCAAATGGAATTAAAGATGTTAAAGTTTTTCCACATGGCATTGATCCAATATGGAGACCAAAGAAAAGAAAACTAGAACATGGTAGACCAATAAAGTTTTTGCATGTTGGTGAGCCAGCACCAAGAAAAGCGGGACAAATGGTGGTAGACGCATTTACAGCTTTGTATGGAAATAATCCCTTTTACTCTTTAACCATAAAGGCATATAAAAGCAATACTACCCGTATATATAATAATTATATGGATAAAAACATAATCGGTGTTCCAGATGAAAAGTTTAGTAATATAAAAATAATTACAGAAGATATGTCAGAAGAAGAACTGGTAAAACTTTATCATGACCATGATGTTTTAGTTTATCCAAGTTATGGTGAAGGATTTGGATTTATTCCATTTCAAGCACTTGCCACTGGTATGCCAGTAATTTGTACAGATGGTTGGGCACATTATGATAAGTATCTTGGTCCACTAAAATTAAAATCAGATTTAGTTAAATCACCTTGGCCAGTTCATGAGGGCAAAGTCTTTGAACCAGAGTATCAACATCTACTTGAGCTTATGAGAGATGTTTCAATCAACTACAATGGATATGCTGGATATTACTTCGCCCAGTCAACTAAACTTCATGAAGAATATAATTGGGATCGGTTGACTAATAAGGCCTTTGAACATATTTTTAAAAAGTTTTCTTAAGGTCTTCCCCACTATAATAAAGTTTGATACACTTAGACTTCATTCAAATTTAATCAATCCGTTAGGCGGAAGAAAAGGTGTCACTAAAATGTCAAGAACTATTGAAAACCCGTACGAAAACTTTATTGCTTTGTCTCGCTATGCAAGATGGATGCCAGAGCAAAATCGTCGTGAAACATGGGGTGAGACAGTAGATCGTTATTTTGACTATATGTTAGGACATCTAGATAAGAGCTATAGTTATAAGCCAGATGCAAAAATTGTTGAAGAACTTCGTAATGCTGTATTTAATCGTAATGTTATGCCATCAATGCGATCAGTAATGACTGCAGGTGCTGCATTAGATAGAGATCATGTTGCAGGGTATAACTGTTCATTTGTTCCAGTAGATAATCCAAGATCATTTGATGAAACAATGTATATCTTGATGTGTGGAACAGGTGTTGGATTCTCTGTTGAGTATAAGTATGTTAATAAGCTTCCTGCCGTCCCAGATTCATTAGAAAAGTCAAACACAGTTGTTATTGTTGAAGATTCAAAGCAGGGCTGGGCAAAAGCATACCGTGAACTACTTGCATTGCTGTGGTCAGGACAGATTCCAGCAATTGATGTTAGCAAGTTGCGACCAGCAGGCGCAAGACTAAAGACTATGGGCGGAAGATCATCAGGGCCACAACCGCTAGTTAATCTTTTTGATTTTACAATTGCAAAGTTTAAGTCTGCAACAGGACGTCAGCTAAAGCCAATTGAGGCACATGACATTATGTGTAAGATTGGAGAGATTGTAGTTGTTGGCGGAGTTCGCAGATCAGCAATGATTTCTCTTTCAAATATCAATGACATTGAAATGGCCCAAGCCAAGTCAGGCAACTGGTGGGAAAATAACTCACAGCGTGCTTTATCAAATAACTCTGTTGCATATTCTCGCAAACCAGAGATGGAGCAGTTTATTGCAGAATGGAAATCTTTATATGATTCAAAATCAGGAGAGCGTGGAATCTACAATGTTGCAGCAGCACAAGCACAAGCAGCAAAGTACGGACGCAGAGACCCAGAGATTCACTATGGAACAAACCCATGTTCAGAAATTATTCTACGTCCTTATCAGTTTTGTAATCTTTCAGAAGTCGTATTACGTGAAAAGGACACTATTGAAGATGTTAAAAATAAGGTTCGCCTTGCAACAATTCTTGGAACGTGGCAGTCAACATTAACCGACTTTAAGTACCTTCGTAAAATCTGGAAGGACAATACAGAAGAGGAACGCTTACTAGGAGTATCTTTAACTGGACAATTTGGACACAAGTTCTTTTCTGGTAAAGAAGATATTAATAAGCTAGAAAAGGTTTTAGTAAGCCTTCGTGAATCAGCAAGAGATGTAAACAAGTCTGAAGCCAATAAAATTGGAATTCAGGAGTCTGCTGCAATCACATGCGTAAAACCTTCAGGAACTGTTTCACAACTTGTAGGAGTTTCTTCAGGAATGCACCCATGGCATTCAGATTATTATATTCGCACAGTTCGTGGTGACAAGAAGGATCCAATTTCTACATTTTTAAAGGAAGTCGGAATCCCTGTAGAAGATGATGTAATGAAGCCAAACGATACATATGTATTTTCATTTCCAGTAAAAGCTCCAGAAGGTGCAATTGTTAGAAATGATTTAACAGCACTTGATCATTTAAACACATGGCTAGTTTATCAACGTGCATGGTGTGAGCACAAGCCATCAATTACAGTTTCTGTAAAAGAAGATGAATGGATGGAAGTTGGTGCTTGGGTATATAAGCATTTTGATGAGGTGTCTGGAATTTCATTTTTGCCCCATTCAGATCATACATATAAGCAGGCTCCATATCAGGAAGTAGATAAACAAGAATATTTAGATTTGCTTTCAAAGATGCCAAAGGATATTCGATGGGAAGATTTATCTTTCTACGAGACAGAGGACGGAACTAGCGGCTCACAAACCCTAGCCTGTACTTCTGATGGAAATTGCGAAATTGTAGATATTTCAGCTTAGTGGTAGAATAATAGTATTGGGGGAAATACCCTCAAAATTCTGGGCACAACGCCCAAAATTGGAGATGATCAAATGAACAGAGATCTAAACAAGGACGGAAAGGTTACAATGACAGAGGAAATTTTAGCAGCGCTAGGAACATATGCGAGAGCATTTCTTTCAGCCGCAATTGCTTTGTACATGACTGGAAATACGAATCCAAGGGATTTGTTAATGGGTGGCGTTGCCGCTGTTGCTCCAGTAATTTTAAAGGCTCTTAGCCCAAGTAACAAAGAATATGGCTTTAAGTCAGATAAGTAATTAATACAATTTAATATACGATTAGGATGGCTCCTATGCTAAAATAAGCATAGGAGTTTTCCTATTTAGGAGTACTAGTAAATGGCAGGACAAAAAAATTGGGAAGTAGATCAAAATGCTACTTTCTCGTTTATCGTTGAATACAAAGATCCAGAAGGTGATCCTATAGATCTCACTGGAGCTTCCGCTAAAATGCAGGTCCGTGATACAAAAGGCGGAAGTAAGTTAGCATTTACACTAACTTCACCAAGCGGCGGAATAACGATTGATCCTACTAATGGCCAGCTCACAATTAGAATGACACCTACCCAAACAAACAAATTGTTTTTTCCAAAATCCTCATACGATATCATGCTTACAGACTCAAACTCTAATAAGGTAAAGATACTTGAAGGATTTATGACATTATCAAGGTCGGTGACAATATAATGGTAGATTTAGTAACTTCTATATCATCTAGAAATCAAGTTGCAGTAACAGTTCCTGGCCCACAAGGCCCAAGAGGAAAAACAATATTAAATGGTTCTGGGGTACCAGCAAATAACCTGGGGCTACAAAATGATTATTACTACGATACGGTATCAAAGATATTTTATGGCCCAAAGCCATCTGATGTAACATGGTCTGGCGCAGTAACGGTTACTTTGGGCGCTGGTGCTGCTGGAAATTACGCACACACAGTAACATGGGAAGTCGGGTCCGTAACAGGCCCAGTAAGTGAAGTTTATTCAAAAGTAATAGCACACAATCTAGGTTTCTATCCTAACGTAACAATTAAGGATAGTGCAGGAAATGTATTGGAAACGGGTATAGATTATAATAGTCTTAACCAAATAACGCTGACAATGGCTCAACCATTTTCAGGGACAGCGTACCTGTCGTAAGGAGATAAAAAAATGGCAAGAAAATATATGGTAGCAATTGATCTCAATAAAAATGAGTTATCAAATGCAAGAATTCAGAATTTATCAACGGCTCCTGCGTCACCAGTTGTCGGACAAATTTATTTTGACACAGTTTTAGGATTTTTAAGATCATGGAACGGTAGCGCATGGATTAACACAAGCACTGGAGCACAGGGAACCACTGGAACACAGGGTGAAACTGGAGCTCAAGGAACTACTGGTGCACAGGGAACTACTGGTGCACAGGGAACTACTGGTGCACAGGGTGAAACTGGAGCCCAAGGAACTACTGGTGCACAAGGTACAACTGGAGCCCAAGGAGAAACTGGTGCACAAGGTACAACTGGCGCACAGGGAACCACTGGAGCCCAAGGAGAAACTGGAGCCCAAGGTACAACTGGAACTCAGGGAACTACTGGTGCACAGGGAGAAACTGGCGCACAAGGAGAAACTGGCGCACAAGGAACAACTGGAGCCCAAGGAGAAACTGGAGCCCAAGGAGAAACTGGAGCCCAAGGTACAACTGGAGCACAGGGAACTACTGGTACTCAAGGTATTCAAGGACAAAACGCTGGAATTCTAAGCGTCGGTTCAGGTCTGTCATTAAATGGCGGAACAGGTGAACTAACAGTTGATACAACAACAATTGCAACAAAAGCTTATGTAGATGCAACTGCAACTGGATTAGATGTTAAAGCATCAGTTCGTGTAGCAACTACTGCACCATTAACATTAGCTTCAGCACTTGAAAATGGAGATACTCTTGACGGAGTAACTCTTGCAACTGGTGACCGTGTACTTGTTAAGAATCAATCAACTGGTTCTGAAAACGGTATTTACGTTGTTAAGGCCTCTGGAGCGCCAGATCGTGCAGAAGATGCAAATCTAAGCGCAGAAGTTACAGCAGGAATGTTCACATTTGTATCAGAAGGTACTACAAATGGAAATACTGGCTGGGTTCTTACAACAGATGACGTAATAACATTAGGAACAACACCACTTGTATTTTCGCAGTTCTCAGGAGCTGGAACATATACAGCAGGTGGTGGTTTAACGCTAACTGGAACAACATTTGCGGTTGGTGCTGGAACAGGTATTACTGTAAATGCTGATGATGTAGCAATTGATACATCAGTTGTAGTACGAAAGTATGCAACTACTATCACACCAGCTGAACCATTTAGCGCAACAACTTTTCCAATAACTCATAATCTAGGAACATCAGATATTGAAGTTACTGTTTATGAAGTTGCAACAGGTGCTAAGGTTGAAACAGATACTACAATATCAGGTAATACAAATGTGGTAACAATCGGATTTGCAGTAGCTCCTATTGATGGAGAAACATACAGAGTAGTAGTACAGGCATAAAAACATGGCTAAAAAGTTCTTAACTCCTATCACGTTGGTTAATATGGATTCCGACCCAGTTAATCCAACAATAGGACAAATGTATTTTAATACACAGGAAAGAACTATTAAGGCTTATAACGGAGAAGTTTGGTATGAGGTGGCTGGTCCAAAAGCAATTTTGGACCATACACACTACACAGACGGTGGTATTAGAACTGTCGATTATGGAAACTATGCATCAAATAATGACTACATGGTTTCCATAAACGGCGGTGGATCAACAACAGTATTTAATGATTCAATAGACGGGGGAACAGCATAATGGCAATTAGAATTCAATTAAGAAGAGACACCGCAAGTAACTGGACAACAAATAATCCACTACTATATCCAGGTGAAATGGGAATAGAAACAGATACAGGTAAATTTAAAATTGGTCCTGCAGTAACTGCCCCGACTGTTGGAACAGCATGGAACAGTATTTCATCATATTCTAACGTTACCCCAGCAGGATTAGCGACATCTCTTGGAGACTATGTAGAAACATCAAGCGTAGGAATCAAGGGCGGACTAGTAGAAATGGATGCAAGCGGAAATGCATTAATTCTAGGTCCAGGATTCATCGTAGAAGGTGAAACAGACAATACAAATGAGACAACAGTAGTATTTACAAATCCTACAGCAGACAGAACAATTACATTCCCAGATGCTACTGGTACAGTAGTATTGGCAGATTCAACAAATACACTAACAAATAAGACTCTAACAAGTCCAACAATTTCTGGCTTGTATTTATCTGATGCAAGCATCGTATTTGAAGGCGCAGTTGCAGATTCATATGAGACTACACTTGTAGCAGGAGAGCCTACAGAAGATAGAACAATTACGTTGCCAGATGCAACAGATACATTAGTTGGTCGTGCAACAACAGATACTTTAACTAATAAAACCCTAACATCTCCAGTAATTTCAGGATTGACTATATCTGATGCGTCAATTGTTGTAGAGGGAGCTACAGCAAATAATTTTGAGACTACTCTTGCTTTCACGGATCCAACAGAAGATAGAACTATCACTTTCCCAGACGCTAGCGGAACCGTAGCCTTCGCTTCAGAGATAACAAATTTCATAACAGCATCAAGCACAGATACATTAACTAATAAAACTTTAACAAGCCCAGTAGTATCA